GCAGCGGAGATCGTGTAGATGCCTGTGCCGCAGGCGACAACATGTATATAGAGCTCTTTGTTAATGGAGAATACGAAGCAACTGGAACATCATTCGCTTCTCCTAACATTGGTGGAATGGCTGCTTGCGTATTAGGAAAATATCCAACTACAACTCCAGCACAACTAAGAAAATATTTTAGAGATACAGCAATTGGTACAGATACTTTATACAGTAGTTCTACTACACCAGCTCCATCTTCTAATATTGGAGATTCAGTATACTTTGAAGATTCACTTTGTTTAAAAGGTTATTCTGGTAATATTGCTTACTTAGATCCTAGTCTTTCTTTTGATCCTAGCACAATATCAAATACTACAATAACTTCAACTGAGACTGTTGGCTCAAGTAATAGGATTAATTTTACTGTTGGCGAAATCAATACTAAGCTAGGAAGCATATAGGAGATTACAATGGGTAATAAAGTAACGAGAGTTGGAGATCCAGATCAAACACATATAAGTGGACCGGTCAGAGCTATGGGAAGTTCTAATGTTTTTGTAAACGGTATACCAGCATCTAGGCAAGGCGATAAAAATAGTATTCATTTAAAAACACCTAGCACACCACACACTGCAGCTATTACGACTGGTTCTACTAAAGTGTTTGTTAATGGTAAGGGTATAGGAAGAAAGGACGATGCTGTTTCTAGTTGTACGTCAGTGGCAGATGGTTCAAGTAATGTTTTTTCTGGATAGCAAACTTCAATTAAAGAGGTATAAATAATAGTATGTCTATATACTTATCAGATCGTAGTTCACAACCAAACATACCTGTAGAAGATGCTAATGGTCGCGGGCCTGTCTTTCCATCCAGTAATATAGTTGGTGATACTAGAAGAGCTTCAACTTCGGCAAAATCAAGAGCATGGACTGATATAGATTTAAGTTTAATTCTTCATCCAATACGGCAAGATATAGTTCCATTAAAAGATGACAATGCAATAAGGTATGCTGTACGTAATTTGCTTTTGACTAATTTTTATGAACGGCCATTTAATCTTGGAGTGGGAGCTAATCTGCGAGCGCTATTGTTTGAACCTGCAGATGGAATTACAAAGTCTGCTATTAAAGAAAATATACAACGATGTTTAACAGAACACGAAAGAAGAGTTGAATTAATCTTCATTAATATTGTAGATGAAGCCGATACGAATTCATATAGAATTCTTGTAAAATTTAGAATAAAAGAGTATGACGCTGAAAAAGAAGTGGAAATCGTACTACGACGTTTAAGGTAATAAACTATGGCAACTAATTTAAATGTAACAGAACTTGATTTCGATCAAATCAAAAAGAATCTTAAGAATTATCTAAAGACTCAGACAGAATTTAATTCTCACGATTTTGAAGGATCTGGCTTATCTTCTCTCTTAGATGTATTAGCATATAATACGCATTATAATGCTATGACTGCGCACTTTGCTTTAAACGAAGCATTCTTAGATTCGGCTCAGATACGTGGTAACATTGTAACTCGTGCTAAGCTATTAGGTTATATACCAAGATCAATTTTAGCTCCAAGAGCTACTGTTAATATTGTAGTAGATGTTTCTTCAACTGATGTTGACAATAGAGATGCTACACTTACATTAAATCGAGGAACTAAACTTCAAACAGATGTTGGTGGAAAATCATTTAGATATGTAGTACTTAATGAACAAACAGCGCTTCTTACTGGTTCAACTTATACTTTCTCTAACGTAGTTATTGCTGAAGGTACTCGTAAGAAAATTTTATATCGTGTAGATAACGATATTGAAAATCAAAAATATCAGATATCAGACAGCGATGCTGATACATCTACTCTTAGAGTATTGATTCAAGCAAATGAGCAATCAACTGCTTTTGATAACTACACACAGTTTGAATCTCTTATCAATGTTAATTCTTCAAGTCGAGTATTTTATCTCCAAGAGAATTCAAATGAATATTTTGAAGTATACTTTGGTGATGGAGTTACTGGTAAGAAGCCACTTAATAATAATATTGTAACACTTGATTATGTATTTACAAATGGAAGCGAATCTAATGGAGCAAATTCATTTGTTAAATTAGATAATATTGGTGGACTTACAGATGCTACATATAATATTACAACTTTGTTAAAAGCCGCAGGCGGTGGTGAAAAAGAAAGTAATGAATCTATAAGATTCAATGCTCCACTTACCTTTACATCTCAGAATAGAGCTGTAACTTCAGACGATTATAGAGCAATCATTAAGAAAGAATTTACAAACATTAATTCTATCTCTACATGGGGTGGCGAAGATAATGATCCACCAGATTATGGTTCTGTGTATATTTCGATTAAGCCTCTTGTAAATGAGACTCTTTCAGCTAATGAAAAACTAGAAATTATTAATACAATTCTAAAAGGAAAGAGTGTTGTATCTATAACGCCATACATAGTAGATCCTAACTTTACATATTTAGATTTAGATGTAGGATTTAAATATAACCCTAACTTAACAGATCGATCTTCTGTTGAATTAACTTCAGTTGTAAGAGATACAATTTCGGATTATAACTTTAATGAGTTAAATAAGTTTGATGGCGTATTTAGACATTCTCAACTTCTTAAAGCAATTGATAACTCAGATCCTTCTATACAGAATAGTAGTGTAAGACCATATATGTTTATGAACATTACTCCAACTAAAGGCGTTGCTGCTTCTAACAACTTTACATTAAAGTTTACTGCGCCATTCTTTAATTCAGGTTCTTCTACTAATTTTATCATCGCTTCAAGTTCTTGGGAATTAGATGGTAGTGACGTATACTTTGGTGATATTCCAATAGTTGGTAGTACAAACAGACAAGTGATTGTTTATAAAATTGTAAATTCTGTTAATATCACAGTAATTGCTGATGCTGGATTAATTGATACTACTGCTGGGACAATTGCATTAAATGGGTTTACAACCGATGCTGCATGGGCAGGAACAAATATTCGAATTACAGTTACGCCAAATTCTTTAGACCTTGCTCCTAAGAGAGATCAGCTTATATCTATTGATCCTTTAAGAGTTCAAATAACTCCAAGCATAGATACAATTTCTGTATCTGGTTCTTCAGGAACAATAAACTATACAACAACCACAAGGCTAAGATAAAATGTCTGGAATTAATATTTCTAATAATCCTCTTTTTAGTTCTAGTGAATCTTCTCCAGGATACATTGAAGCTGTTGCTTCATCAAAATCAAAGACTAAAGAGAATCTTAGAACTGAAGAGTTAATACCAGCTGAAATATTAGAAAACTCTGGTGGACTACAATTATTATTAGAAGCTTATTATAAGTTTATGAACTTAGAAGAGTTTATATATCAACAGACAGAAACTTATGAAGATATAATTTTAAATGATAAAGCGGTGTTTAGAGTCAGTGATCCTAGAAATGAAAATGATCACTTCTTTACAGATGATGATGGCGCTAATTCTACATTAACTTTAACTGATAGTGATAATATAATAGCGGCATATCCGTTAACTGGTTCTAATGTTAATATTAGTAATGGAAATAACTTACCAGGATCTTTAGCTTTTTCTACTTCTGACATAGGTAAGACTCTTACTGTAAGTCAATTATATACTACTAAAATAATTAGTGGTGCTATTAATAACTCTACTGCAGTAACATTATCCTCATCAGATATAAACATTACTAAAGGTCAGTTAATTACTGGTACTGGTGTAGGACTTAATTGTTCTGTAGAAGCTATTAATGGGACATCATTAACACTATCAGTAGCATCAACTATTGCAGATGGTACATCTTTAAAATTTAGTCATAATACTAAGAAAGCTACTCTCACAACAATTGTAAAGTATTGGGCTGGGCCTGGTGCGTCTTATGTTCTGAATACAATTGAAGATGCAATGGATATTGATAAAACTGCTGCTGCATATCTAGAGTTAATACAAAAAGAAATAGCAGCAGTTATTCCTCGATCAATAAAAGTTAATAAAAAGAATCTTTATAAAAATATTATTAATTATTATAGAATACGTGGATCATCTGATTCTATAGAAGTATTTTTTAGACTTCTATTTGATGATGAAGTGGAAGTAGAATACCCGTGGGATAGTACTTTGATTCCTTCATCTGGTAATTGGGATCCTAATGCTGCATTACCAAAAGGTGGTAGCTATCTAGATAAAAAAGGCTTCTTATCAGATACAATAAAAATTCAAGATAGTTTAAGATATCAAAAGTTTTCGTATCTTATTAGAACTGGTCAGAATATATCTTCATGGGATTATTTCTATAATAGATTAGTCCATCCAGCTGGATTTAAATATTTTGCTGAAATTCTTATTCAACTTTTCGCGACAAGAGACGAGTTAGGTGATGATCAAAAATCAGAAACTCAAGTAAGATACATAGGTGGACCTAAACACAATCAACTTACTGGTGAAAGCTTTTATGGTTATGATAGACAAAATAGATTAACTAAATCATCTATGCCTGAATTACAACCTGGCGTTATTGGAATCGAAGACATACCATTACTTGTAGAATTATTTGCGTCTCAATTTCTACCATTCACATTTATTAATGTTCATAGGTCTGGTAGATTATCATTAACTGTACCACAAACTGGTGGTACAGCTGGAACTGTTACTGCAGTTGAAATTGCAGATGCTGGTTTTGGTTATGCAACAGCTCCTACTATTGTAGTTAATGGTGTAGCAACTACTGGCCTGACCATTACACAAGCTACAGTAACATGTACTATAGATGGCAATGGTAAGATTAATGGAGCTACAGTAACTTCTGCAGGCGCTAATTATTCTTCTGCATTTTGTAATGTATTAGCTAATCCTAATTTATCTAAAATTGCTAGTATTAATGTTGTACCTGATACTACTAAAAAGTATTCAACTCCTCCTGAAATAAAATTTGATGACCCTACCTCAGTAGATAATTTAGGACAACCTTTAGGTACTAACATTACAGCATTGGGTAAATATATATTACAACCTACGACCGTAGATAAAATTGAAGTGTTTCAACGTGGATCTGGTTATTCAGCAGAACCAACTGTTTCAATTACTGGAGGAAACGGTTCAGGAGCTACAGCAAAAGCATATATTGAAAACGGTTCTGTATCTTATATAGAAATAATTAATCCTGGATCGGGTTATACTGAAGTTCCAACTGTAGCGCTGACAGGAAATGCTACAGCGGGTGCTCAACTAGTAAAATCTGAAATAGCTTCAGCTTCTATAGTTAACGCTGGATTTGGATATGTTATAATACCAAAAATAACTATTGCTTCTAGAGCGGCAAATGAGAACAGAGTTAAGCCTACGTCATTTACAAGAATACTAGAATTAAATCATAGTAATGTTGATCCGCAATTTACCAAAGTTACAAATCCTGTTCAAAGTTCCGGATCAGTCAGAGGTAGACAATTATATAATGGTAAACTTTTACAAAAAGGAGTTCTTACTTCTGGCCAAAACTGGACAGTTACAGAAACTAGTCCAGTATCAGATAAAATTATGGGTGGGTATGAAGTAACAGTAGTACCAGCAGGATACAGAACTATAGAGTCTAATGACTATTATAGCCAGAAGACAAACATTTTACTCAATCATATGCTTTATGATTTTAATGAAACATTAGAAGTATTAGGCAGTGTAGAATTACAAAGTACTTCTATAAATGATATAAATAAATATAACGTGAATCCTTTCGTTCACACTAATTAATAGGAAAAGAAAATGACGGCAATAGTAACTTCTAAATTCAGAACTTTGAATGCAGAAAATTTCAAAGAAGATATAGCTTCGGCTGCCACTAGTGTATATGTAGCCATTGGTAAAACAGATGCATGGTCTCTTGCAACTTCTGATACAACGGACCAGACTCCATTCACTCCATACGATACAGTTGATGCTCTAGTAGAAGCTCGAGAAAATGTGTTTGCTATGAAATTATTAGCTGCTTCAGATGTTTCTCATGTTGTACCAAGACACACATGGCAAACTGGTGCTACATATATTGCCTTTGATTCTGATGATCCTGATATATTTGATAAAAGGTTTTATGTTATTACTTCTGAATTTAAAGTATATAAATGTATTTTTTCTCCAGGCACTGTGTCGTCACAAGAGCCAGCACAAACATTAACACTTCCACAGCCAGAATCAGATAGTTATATTTGGAAATACATGTACACAGTGGCCGTCGCTGATGCAGAGAAATTCCTTACAACATCTTATATGCCTGTAAAAACTATTAATGTTGAATCATATTCTACTGATTCTGATGCTGAGACCGCTTTATCTGAAGCTGATTATGCTCAGTACTTAAACCAAAAGGCTTCAAGAGATTCTACTACTGCTGCTGGTATTGAAAGAATTGAAGTTACTGCGGGGGGATTAGGTTATACATCAACGCCGAGTGTTTATATTACTGGAGCTGGTACTGGTGCTACAGCAACTGCTACTATTGTTGCAGGATCGCTTGATTCTATTACGGTTAATGCTAAGGGAACCGATTATTCAGTTGCTCATATTACAATAAGTGGTGGAGGTGGTGCTGATGCTACAGCTCGAGCTGTTCTTTCACCTGAAAATGGCCATGGTACAGATCCTGTCAAAGAACTAGGTGGATTTTTTGCTGCTGTTAATACTTTGTTAGATGGTGCAGGTGGTGCAGGTAGCGACTTAACTATTGGAAATGACTTTAGACAAATTACTTTAATTAAAAATCCAGTTAACTTTGCTTCACCTAATGCTGTATCTACAGATTCTACGCTTAAAGCAACTAAAGCTCTTAGCTTCCAGTCTACAGCTGGAACTCTTGTTGTTGATGAATTAATTACTCAAGGAACTGGTGCTACTCTAGCTCAAGCCTTTATTACAGAAGTAGATAGTGCTACTGGTTACGTTTACTATAGCCAAAATTCTAAAACTGGTTATGGCCACTTTGTTCATACTGGCGGTGGAGTATCAGGCGCAACGTCAGGAGCTGTAGGAACACCTAAGACTACTGCAGCTGCATTTTTAATTGATCCTGAAGTTGATGTTCATAGTGGTGATATTATATTCTTAGAAAATAGAAACCCTATTGATAGAACAGCATCACAGATAGAAGACATAAAAATTATTATTGAATTCTAATATAAATATTAGTTAAAAGAGAGAAAATATGACAACTACCAATATAAAAACATTTGCAAGCACTCCACATTATGATGACTTTAGAGCTACGTCGCCGGGTGTTGCAGACGTCGAAACTAAAAATTATCACAGAATTTTATTTCGGCCAGGTTATGCAGTACAAGCTAGAGAGCTTACTCAAATGCAAACTATGCTACAAGCACAGATTGATAGGCATGGTCAATACGCTTTTAAAGATGGTTCTAGAGTTGTAAATGGAGAAGTATCTCTTAATGTTTCATATGATTATATAAAATTAGAATCTACTTTTAGTAATGGTACTCATTCTGGTAATACTACAAACTTAACAACTAATTTTAATGCCGGTACTATTATTACTGGAACTAGCAATAGTGGTAACCAAGTATCCGCTGAAGTTTTAGAAGTTTTTAGCGCAGCTTCTGGTGTTGATGACGATGGCGACGCCACTACTGCCGCAGAGAATCATCCTGATACGTTATATATTAAATATTTAAAATCAGGTGGAAGCGATTTAACAGTAGAGAAATTTGTAACAGGAGAAGTTTTTCTTTCGAATAAAGCTACGCCTGTAAAAGGTATGGTTGGTGGTGGACCTAATGTTAGTGGCAGTGCTTCAACTATAACAAATGCTATTGGTCTTGGATCTGCTGTATCTATATCTGAAGGTGTTTATTTTATATCTGGATGCTTTGTATATGTTGCTCCATCTACGTTAATTCTTAGAAAGTATGATAATAATCCTTCTGCAATTATTGGACTTCAAGTCACAGAAGGTCTTGTTGGATCTGGTGCTGATATTACTTTATTAGATAATGCTCAAGGAACACCTAATTTTTCAGCTCCTGGCGCTGATAGATATCAAATTGCTACTGCTTTAGTTAAACAATCTATTGATACAACTAAAAGATCTGCAAACGAATTTATTACATTGCTTACAGTAAATGGCGGGCAAATTACTCTTGATAAAACTGACCCAAGTATTAATACACCTTTATCTATACGCCTAGCTCAACGAACACACGATGAGTCTGGAGACTATGTAGTTAAACCCTTTGAGTTAGAAATACTAGAACACTTAGATAATGAAGCGGGTAATTTTGGTAAATATACAGCAGCAAATGGAGGTAGTGCAGATAAAATAGCATTGGGAATTGAACCAGCTACTGCTTATGTTCAAGGTTACCGAAATGAAAAAGTAGGAACAACTTTTATTGATATCGATAAACCCAGAGTAGGTTCTACAGGAGCTATCGAACAATCTAATACTCAAATAAACATAGGTAACTATCTCAAGTTAGATCCAGCGACGGTGTTTGGTATTCCAGATATTATAAATTTTACTACTATTAACTTAACCGAAGCTGATGGAACTGTAATAGGTACTGCTAGAGTACGAGGCATGGAAACATTTACAAATCCAGTAGAAACTAGACTGTATATATTCGATATTACTATGAATTCAACTAAGAGTATTACGGCAGATGTTTTAAAGGTGGCTGGTAGTAATAGCTTTGCTGGTACTTTAACAGTAACGACACCAAAATTAGTAGTAGGAAATAATACTTCTGTATTTAAATTACCGGCTGACGCTATTAGAGATCTTGGAACTTCAAGTGGTAACCCTGGTGAGCTTGCTAACGCAACTAGTTATTATATTAAAAGATCAGCTTCTTTTACTCCGACTGGTGGCGCATTAACTATTAATACCGGTGGCGCAGGAAATTTTCAAGATCTTAACGATGTTCAGATTTGGCAAACTGGTAGCGCTATTAAAACTGGTGTAGATGGATATAGAACTAGTGGTGGAAATGGAACTAATTCAGTTACATACAATAGTTCCAGTATAGGTCTTACAGATGATGTTGTATGTACAGTTTTATTTACTGTTGTTAAAACAGTTGCTAGAAAAGGTAAAACTATTGCTCATAATCCAGTTACAAAAGCATATACTATTACAGCTCTTGGTCAATCTGGAGATGGTAATACAGCGTCTTGGAGTTTAGGCGCGACAGATATTATAAAAATAAGATCTGTTACTTGTGCTTCCACAGGTTCTACCGATTATAAAGATATATTTACTCTTGATAATGGACAAAGAGAAAACTTCTATGATAACGGAAAAATTATTAAACAGGCTGGAACATCACCATTGCCTGCAGGCGTAATGACTATAACATTTGAAAATTATGAACACGACGCTGGTGGAGATTATTTCTCAGTTGATTCTTATCCAGGTACTGATTATGGAATTATTCCATCTTTTTCTAGTGTAAACGGAAATATACAATTAAGAGATTGTATAGACTTTAGATCTAGTAAAGATGCTGCAGGTACAGGCATAGTTGCTGCCACTGCTACTGGAGCGGCAAAGGTTGGACATTCTTTTGTTAGTAACATAAATTATTACTTGCCAAGAATTGATAAATTAGCAATTAAACGAGACGGGTCCTTTGAAATTATTAGTGGTGTTGCTTCAGAATACCCACAGCCACCCGCGGATTTAGATGATGGTCTTACGTTGTATCAACTTAGACTTAAGCCTTATGTCTTTACATTAGCTGACGTTACTCCAGTAATGCAAGACAATAAAAGATATACTATGAAGGATATTTCTAGACTAGATAAAAGAATTAAAAACCTAGAATACTATACTTCATTATCTTTACTAGAACAATCAGCTGCTGATATTCATATGGTAGACGCCAATGGAAATCCAAGATTAAAGAATGGAATTCTGGTAGATTCATTTAATAGTCAACATGTTGCTGACATGTCTCATCCCGAATGTAGCGAATCTATTGATAAAGAAAATGGTATTTTAAGACCAGAATGTCCTGCAAAAAACGTTAACTTAGTTACTGGGTCGGTATCCAATACTGCATCGAAAACTTCTTCAGTATGGACAATGCCATTTACAGAGCTTGCACATACTGTACAACCATATGCTTCTGTAGCTATTAATGTTAATCCTTATAATGTATTTAGCTGGGCTGGTAGAGTTCAATTATCTCCTGAATCAGATGAGTGGAAAGAAACAGATATTAGGCCTGATATTATTATTGATGATGATGGCGCTTACGAACAATTCGTAACACGAGCTAAGGAAGATGGTATTTTAGGTACTGTATGGAATGAGTGGGAAACTAATTGGAGTGGGAGACAGGTAGAAACTGAAGTTGTTAATAGAGGTCGTAATGATGATAACGGTCGTTGGTGGAGAGCTCGTGTACAAGTTGATACCATAGCTACTACTACTGTTACTTCAAATCAAGCACGAAGTGGATTAAGAACTGCTGTTGCTTTCGATACAGTTACTAGAGAAACTGGAAATAAAGTTGTTGAAACTAATTTTGTTCCCTTTATGAGATCACGAAAAGTTTACTTTAAAGCCGCTCGTATGAAACCTAATACTAAAGTATATGCATTCTTTAATGATATTCCTGTAACTCAATATTGTAAATCAGAAGCATATCAAGAATGGTCTGATACTGTAAGCGTTCAAGAATATTCTGGTATCACTACGCATCCTGATGGAAGTAGTGGTACACTAACTACTGATACACAAGGTAAAGTAACTGGTTCATATATCATACCTAGAAATGAGACTACTAAGTTTAAAACTGGTACTAAAGAGTTTAGATTATCTGATGATGTTGCTGGCAATAAGCAGTCAGAATCAACTTCTGCAGAAACATCCTTTCATTCTTCAGGACTTATAGAATCAACTCAAAGAACTATTGTAAGTACTAAGGTTCCAAGATTAGAAACTACAAGATTAAATGATGAAAGAGTTATTAGTGAAACTTTTGTTGATACTACGACTGAATGGATTGATCCATTAGCGCAAACAATCTTAATTGAAAAATCAGGTGGAATCTTTGCTAGCTCTATTGATTTATTCTTTAAGAGTAAATATACTATAACAGATGGAATTGATATTCCAGTTGCCGTAAGTATAGTAAGTACTGCAAACGGTATACCTACACAAACTGTAGTTCCTGGAAGTGAAATAGAATTATATTCTGCTAGTGTTAATATATCTGATACTGCCGCAACATCTACAAGATTTACTTTTGAAACTCCTGTATACTTATTACAAGATCAAGAATATGCAATTGTGATTCAATCAGATTGTAATGAATATGAGTGTTGGGTAGCTGAAATGGGTGCTAAGGATATAACAAATACTGCGTATAGAATTAATAAGCAGCCACATGGTGGATCATTCTTTACTTCTCAAAATGCATCAACTTGGACTCCTGATCAAGGTAAAGATCTTAAGTTTACTTTAAACAGAGCATTGTTTGAAACAACAGTGAAAGAAGTTACATTTACAAATGATGTTATTCCAGTTAAAAAATTAAGAGTAGATGCATTATCTACAACAGGCACAGATAAAAAAATAACTGTAACTCATAGAAACCATGGAATGCATGGAACTTCGTCTCAAGTAATAATGGCTGGCGCTGTGGATTTTAACGGATTATTAGCAACTCATGTAAATGGTACACATAATATTGGAGATATAACTCATGATTCTTATAGTATAACTCTTACTTCTGGAAGTAATTCTACTGTAGCAGGTTCTGGTGGTGGAAGCTCTATTACAGCAACTGAAAATGTACATTATGATCTATGTAATATTGTAGCTTCTTTAATGACTGTCCCTGATACTAATATTAAATTCTTTTTAACAGCATATTCTCAGACATCAATTGACGGAAGCCAAACTCCTTATGAAGCTCAGACAATTACGCAAGTTGATGTTAATAAGAATATATTCTTTAATAGTCCAATGCTTATAGCTTCACAAATAAATGAAACAACACTAACTGGTAGCGTTAAAACTTTTACGCTAAAAGCTCAATTAACTAATAGTGGTAAAGACCATTTATCTCCAGTAATTGATGCTAATAGATTATCGGTTACTGCAGTTCAAAATAGAATTGGAGATAATGGAACTACTGCTGAGACAAATGCTTATGGTGGTTCAGAGTTGAGTAAATATATAACTAAGAGAGTTGACTTAGCAGCAGAAGCTACAAATATAGATGTATACATTTCTGCTAATAGGCCTTCTTCAAGTAATATAGATTTATATTATAAGGCAGTAGGATCTGGTGCTGGTACTGAGTTTAACTCTGAGGCATGGATCGCAGCAGCACCAGTACAAGCTATTCCAATAAATAATGGAGAAGTCTATTCAGAAGTAAGATATGTGATAGCTCCGGCTGAACCATTTCAGTCAATGGCATTTAAAATTATTTTAAGATCTAAAAATTCGGCTCATCCTCCAACGTTAAAAGACTTCAGAGCTATTGCTGCGACTTAATGGAGAAATATAATGACTAAATTAAAAGTTGAAAATAATCATTCATTAGAAAGAGATACCATAAATTCAGCTATTATAAATACTAATATGGATGCTTATACTGCTAGGTTAGAACAGATAAGAGCATGGAATATAAAACAACTCATGACTGAGCAGCAGACTAAAGATATAGATAATCTAAAGAATGATGTTACTGAAATTAAGAAAATGCTACGGCAACTAATTGGTGGACAATAATGGCTAATAAAGAAACTAGAATTTATAAAACAGACACCCTAGAATTACTTAGGCAAAAGTCTAATGAGATATCATTACACTTAGGAGATAATGAGCAACTTAATGCTTTGATGGCAGATAAGACTTATAACTATTCTGCTGCTTCAGGAGCTACTCTTTTTTCCGGTGCTGATGCTTCATCACCTGCTAAGACTGCTAGGTTTGAAGTTAGTCCCGCAAATACAGTTGATAATACTGCTGGCTATATTATTCTTGAAGGTGTCGGAACAATAGGAGCTTTTGCTACTGCTAACAATGTAGTCTATCAAGGAACTTCTGGATCTCCAACTTGGTCAGCAACAATTGTATCAGGTTCTACAGATAAAATATTAGTAAAGAATTCCACTGGAACATTTACTACTTCAGCCGATCTTAAAACTGGTTCAGAAACTATTGTCAATGCAAAGGTTATAAGAATTGTAACCGAATCATATTCAGTTGGAATTGTAAGAGTTTATAAAAACGGTACTGAGCTTACTCAAGATATGAATGCTGGTGGTTTTCACGTTGCTAATATTAAAGCAACAATAACTCAAACCGGTTCTCCAACTCTTACAAATTATACTGAAGGAGTTACAATCTATCAAGGTGATTCACAAAGCACACAAGGTGATGTTGAATCTAATGCTACTTGGTATGGTACTCTTCATTCTGTTACTGGCGGTGTTATACGAGTTAAAACTTATAACGGTTCATTTAGTGCGTCAACTTTAATTAGAGCTTTAGGATCTAGTGATACGATTACTGGTACAAATCACGGAGCTTTATCTGTTGTTGATTCTACGTATGGTTCATACATTGAACTGAATACTCCAGCAGCTGCTGGTAATGCAATCAAAGTTTACTCTTTAGATGTAGTAGCAGCAATTAACGAATTACAAG